TCAGCGAGTCGGCTTCACGATCTCGCCAACGCGTCTGTAGACCGTCTCCGTGATGCGCTTGTCCGTGTGCCCCAGGAGGCGGCTGGCATCACCCAGGTCGAGGATCTCGCTGGCGGCTTTCGGTCGGATATCGCGGAATTGGAACTGACGAATGCTCGCAGCAAGAATCCCATCTCCTTTCTCGCGGGCTGTCGCTATCGCCCGGTCCCTGGCGTCGTCAAAGCGCAATCGCAGCATCGGCTTGGTCACCTGTCGCCCATCCTCCGTGACAATCAGGTACGGGCTCCGCACGCCGCGGGAACGCCTCTGCTCTATCAACCGCTCCACTAGTGTGCCTAAGTCATTCAAAACTCCGGCGGCAGTCAGGCGGATTCGTAGCTTTTTGGAAGTTTTGCCCTGGGCAACCTGCAGGAACTCGTTAACCGCGTCTGCTTCCCGCATCGAAAGCACGTCCGCGGGGCGCTGGCCAGTCAAATAAGCCAGGTCCATGGCGTCGCGCAACTCCGAGGTCGCGACCGCATACACGGCGCTCCAGATTTCCTCGGTTGCGTAAAAGTCCCGCGGCACTTCCTTGTTCTTCCGCACGCCGGCGGCCGGGTTGCTATCGGTGATCCCCCACTCGCGTGCGATGTTATAGATGTGCGAAAGCAGGGATATCTCGCGGTTGGCTCGTACCTTGGCGCTCCGCCCGTCCCGATATTGGGCTATGACCTGCGGCGTCACCGCATCAATGGGCGCATCGCTGAAGGCTTTGCGCAATTGCTTCAAGCTCAGCAGGTTATCGCTCTGCGTCTTCGGCGCTTTGCCGGGGATGATCTCTCGCTCATAGCGGTCGAATACCTGGCCCAGCAGAGCGTTCTTCTTTGGCACTGGCTTGCAATCGAGCTTTGCCCATTCAGCCTTGGCGATATCCAAATCACCCCCGAGCGGTATTTCCACCCGCTTCCCGTCTTCATTCCTCCCGTCGTAGTAGTACCCAACCCACTCTTTACCGCCTTTCAACGTGCGCACACGCCGAATCATTCGCGGCGGCAGGTCCCTGTTTGCCGCCTTTTTTGCTCGCATCGCTTTATCCTACTTTTGACAGATCCAGCGACCAGGTTTCAGCCGCGACGTTTTCTGCTGATGGTTTCACGCCTGCCAGTTTCATGCGGGCGTAGACCCGGCCGACTACCGGGCGCCTTGCCCGGGTCAGTACGTACTTCCAGCCATTCCGGTTGAGCCACGCGATCTGGCCGGACGGGATCATGTAGCCTGTGATCGCTGCCAGCTCTTCCTCGGCAAGGGTTTCGCTTTGCATTTCCATGCTATGCACCTCTATACGTCAGGTTTGTCGAGAGAGCCGGCGGGCCGCGCTGTCTTGATGATGTGGATGACCAGGCCGAAGGTGATCAACATCCAGGCACAGGTGCCGGCGAATGCGCCGAGTAGCGCCTCGATGGTGCCGGTGCTGAGCAGGTCAGGCCCGAGCCAGGCGAGCCAGTAGCCGGTGCCGGCCAGGTACAGCAAAGCGCCCAGCAGGATCAGGGTGAGTTTCGTTGCGAACATGGGGTGTCCTTGCCGCTATAGCGGCTGACTTTGAAGGGGGAGGGGACTCGTGTTTCTCTTATACTGAGCTAAGCTGCGAGCTCAAATTGCGTAGCTCACAGAGGGAAATCATGAAGCGATTTACTGATGCTATATTGAAATCTTTAGAGTACAAAAACTGGTACGCCGCTCTATTTATGTCTTTGTCACTTCCGGACATTTGCTCAAAGCTTGAAGCGGCAAATAACAAGACAAGTGGGGTTAAGTACGCTGCTTGGTTTGATGAATATATGATGAATAAGTATTCCTTTCAGCATCCTCTTATGAACGGAAGAACTATATTTATGGATGGCGATTCATGCTACGCACTAAGATGCTCGATGCTACATCAAGGTGATGCAGACCTAACCACTCAAAAGGTTCGGTCATTTTTAGATAGTATCCATTTCACAACAACAACTGGGCATTGCAATCGCGTCAACGGCGTTTTGCAGCTAGATGTCAGTGCGTTTTGTACAGATGTCTGTAATTCAGTTGCTGAATGGCATGAGCGCTTTAAAACTAAAGATGGCGCCCAAGATAAGTTGAGAAATCTTTTTTTGGTTCATGTATCCGAGAGCAGTATTTTGGGTGGCTCAGTAGTTTTCGGTTCAAGTAGCTGACGCTCAACTGCTTTTTGAAGGCTTTCATGGGCTCCCACAACGCGCATCCCGAGGTGCTGGGCAATCAGGACTTCGAGCTGGGCGCCCTTCGATTCTTGCCAGCCGGACAGGGTGACCACGGTGTCGCAGTCCATCAGGGCGGCAATGTCGCGGCGCATACAGTCGGTCCAGGTGCCGCCGTCAGGGTTGATCTCGGCGGGGTTGGTGACGGCGTGGCCGGCGGCGCGCAGGTCGGCGGTCATGGCGTGGAAGGCTGCGAAGTTGAGATCGGGCAGGCCGGTCATGGGGCCGCTGAGGTAAATCCGTTTCACGATGAGTCCTTGCCGGGCTATGCCCGGGCGGTGGAGTGGGGAGTTATGCGGCGCGGGCTTGGCGTTGTTCCGCGCGCCACGGGTCGTTGGCCCGTGCCAGCGCGGCCATCGGCGGCGGGCTGACGCTGTTGCCGCACATGTGTACTTGCTGGGTCTTGGTGAACGGCTTGCCATCGGCGCCGTGGCTGATGATGTAGTCGGCCGGGAAGCCCTGAGCCTTGTAAAGCTCCGTGGGTTTCAGCATCCGCAAGCAGATGTCGACTATCACGTATGGCGTGCCTTTCACCATTACGGTGACCATTGCTAGGCGGTCCTTGGTGGTGATCGTCGGTGCTGGTGAGTCGCAAGCGCTAGTGTTCTCGGTGCCGTAGTAGCTGATCAGGAAGGCGGCAACGCGCAGGGCGCCAGCTTTATGCTCTGGCGACAGCGTGAGCGACACCAGTGAACTTTTACCGCCGCCGCCGGCAGTAATGGTCGGCGCCGGATCTTCCAGGCCCTGGCCAACACTGCCGCCGAATGCCCGCTCCATGAATGCGCTGACCAGCCCGTGGTGCTGGCCGCCGGCGCTGACGGTGTGTAGCGGGTCATTGACGTCCCGTGCATCACAGTTGCCCCGCAGGTGAACCAGGTTTGCCGCCACCAGCTGCTGCTGGCTGCCGGTGTTGGTCACCGTGGTCATCGGGTTTTCAATGCTCTTGGCGTCGGTGGTGTTGAAGCCGCCATTCATCTGGGCCATGAACACCGTGGAGATGCCCATGGCGTGAGCGGCACCGGCCGGGCGCTGATAGTTGCCGCCGCTGGTGATGGTCGGCAATGGCTCGTCCAGCGCCTTGCCCGCGTCATCGAAACGGAACTTCACCAGGTGCGCCGCTGCGATCGCGCGGTGACTGCGAGTCATGAGCGTGCCGACTGGCTTATCCGCTGCTACCGGGTGCCCGGCGTAGACCGGGCCGCCGGCCCCAACCATCACAGGGCTGATCAGTGTCAGCTCACCGCGGTTCGCGCACGTGACCGTCGGCAGCGGTTCGAGCGGGTCGTTGATTCTGTCGCTGCCCTGGTGCGTTGCCGGTGCGATGATCGGGCTGACCACGCTGAAGGCGCCGCCCTTAGGGTAGGAGGTGATCGTGCGCAGCGGCTCACTGGCGGACTGCACTGCCTCGCCGGACCAGTTAGCAATCGGGACAATGAACGGCGCCGGGTTGTCGATGAGAAACTTCTTCATGCCCTTGGCAACGCGGCGCAGTGTGGCCGGGGCCAGGTCTTTCTTGCGACCGAAGATGCTTTTGCCCAGGTCGGTGAAGTCGATGCAGTCAGCAGCGGTTTTCCACTTCTGCTGGCCCTTGACCGGGTTTTTCGCGTGGGTTGGCTCCGGCCACACGATCGGCTTCCCATCGCACCGGGCGATCATGAACAGGCGTTCCCGGCTGGTTGGTGCGCCGAAGTCGCAGGCCTTAATCACCCTCCACTCAACGACATAGCCCATGCCTTCCAGCAGGGCTACGAAACGGCGCCAAGTGCGGCCGCGCTGCCTAGGGTCAGGGATCAGGAACTGCTGGCCCACCGGCACAACTTCACCAGGTGCTGCAATTTCTCCGCTGAGTTTCACCACGCGGCCGGTGGCCTTGTCGCGCTTGGCGATCAGACGGCCCCACTGCAGGATCTGTTTCACGTTCTCAAGACTGATCACCCGGGGGCGCTTCTTGCCTCCCCACTTGAGGCCGATCCACGACAGGTTGCGGATCTCGCGCTTGCGCGGCTGACCGCCGGCCGCCTGGCTGTGATGGGTGCAGTCCGGCGACATGTGGAACCAGCCCACGGCTTTGCCGCCGCACTCGGTATCCGGATCACCCTCGAACACGTCGGTGGTGAAGTGCTGGGCGCCTGGGTGGTTCACGGTGTGCATGCTGATCGCTTGCGGGCTGTGGTTCTTCGCCACGTTCACCGCGCGGCCCAGGCCCATTTCCAGCCCGGTACCGGCACCGCCACCACCGCAGAAGAAGTCGACAACGATCTCATCGTCCTGAGGGTTGAAGCCGAGTCCGTATTGGGTTTTGAAATCGAAGGGGTGTTTCTTCTGTTGTGCGGACATAGAGAATCCTTGCCGGGCGGCGTGATCTTTAAATTGGGGAGGGTGAAGTGAGTTATTCGCAGAGCCCATAGGCTGAAGAGCAGTTGCTCTGGCTGTCGGTTCGTGCGATGAGGTCGACCATGTCGAACTGGCGGCCGCCGCGCGCGGTGTTGCTCCAGTCGACGATTCTGTCAATTCCGTGTGTTACGGCGCTCACCTTGTCATCTGACCGGACGGTGGGGTCGGTGACGGTGGCGAAGAACGTAGCCGCGCCGCGCTTGCTGGCGATGCTTACCAGCCGCTCCCATTCGCGCACCCGGTCAACTTCCTCTGGCCACCTGGCCGCGATCTGCCGGAGCTCGTCTTTCGCGCACATGATGCAGGGCATACAGCCAACGCGATTGCAGCCTTGCAAGTACAGCGGGTTCGGCTTGATGCCGGCGGCCCGGTGAGCCTCGAATACCGAATCAACCGTCCATTTCAAAATTGGTCGGTAGTTGAACAGGCCGCCTCCAACCTCATCGCACTCTGGCAGGTACTTGCGGGCCGGCGACTCATCAGCCCGAACGCCTTGCCAGGACAGCAGCATGTTCTCGCCGTCCATGAGCGGCAGGTAAACCTGCTCGATGATTGGATTGCGCTTGAGCTCGTCGGTGCAGAAGCGCGCTTTGGTGCTGGGGAATCTGCCTTTCCACAGGCACAGGTCCAAAAATGGGTTGCCGGTAGGGTGAAGAACATCCAGGGCTCCGAGCACCACCGATTCCGCCACACCCTTCTCGCGCCACTTGGTCTCGATGAATTTGCGCTTGCCGGCGATCTGCCTGGAGAAGTCTGCTTTCACCCAACGGATGGGAACGCCAGTGGCTTCGGCCAGGTAGTGGATGTAGTCGTAGGTCTCTGGATGCTCATGCCCGGTGTCAGCCACTACCGCACTGAGGTTCGGCACCTCCAGCTCGCGGGCGACCAGCAACGTAGCCGTGCTGTCTTTACCGCCGCTCATGCTGACGATATTGTGAGTGGGCATAGGGGGTCCTCGCCGGCTGGCGTGATTCGTTAAGGTGGGTTATATGCTTTGCTGCTTATCAAACAAGGAGGTGGTAATGGCGGGTAAAAAGCTTGAAGCGTTCCGCGAGTGGTTCAACCCAAAGCGTCGGCGGCGAGCAGGAGGCGCTTTGTTTATTACGTCGTTGGTCGGACCGTTTTTGTATCCAAGCGGTTACTGGGTCAGCGTGATGACTCCGGGGATCATATTTTTCTTCAGTGCCTGGCCGTCCGACGCTCACGACAAGCGCTGAGTCTCAGCCTTCAATGGCCGGCTGGCGTGATTCGTTGATATGGGGTATTGGTATGGGGGTTTTGAGTTGAGTACAGAATTCGCTTAGGCTTTAGCGACTAAAATTGCGCAAGGAATTTCAAAATGTCACTTTCGATTCGCGAAGCATCCCGATCAGCAGTCGGTGCGGTAACTGAGCTCTTCGACGAACAATCAATCTCCAATGTAATGTTTGAAGAGGTTGATAAGGACACCGCCGGTAACTGGTTAATAACCGTAGGTTTCGATAGGAAGCTTGAAAAATCATCAGTGGGTTTGGGGGGGATGCTGGGTGAGGCTTTCAGAACCGAGCGAAAGTATAAAGTTGTAAAGGTTGATGGCAGCGGCGAGGTGTTGTCGGTAAAAGACCGGCTGCTCGCTACCAAATGAAGCCGCGTGTTCTGATCGACACTAATCTTTTAATGCTACTTGTTGTGGGTTATTACGATAAAGATTTCGTTTCCGAACACAAAAGAACCAATAAATTTACGGCCGATGATTTTGAAGTACTCGAAATATTGATCGAAGGCGCGAATATCGTGTTAACACCTAACGTGTTGACGGAAGCTAGTAATCTTCTATGGCAATGTTCGGAGCCGCATAAATCTTTGATTAGGTCAAAACTCGCTCAAATTGCACATATTTGCGATGAGCAGTTTATTGCTAGCAGTGATGTGATTTCCTGCCCTGAATTCATGAACCTAGGCTTAACTGATGCCGGTATTCTGGAGCTCAAGAAGGTGTCAGGTCTAATTCTTACTCAAGATTTAGACCTGCATTTGGCAGCATTGGCCAGGGGGCTTGAAACCGAAAACTTCACTCACTATAGAAATCTTATTTAGCTCTTAGCTAAGGAGGGCCGACCTGCTGCAGATCGGCCCTTCTTGCTACTTCGGATCGAACGCGCCCAGCGACAAAACGGCAGCCAAACCGATTTTTTCCTGAAGCACGGCTTTGAACTCTTGCGCGATGTCTTCGCGTTGGACCTCTTCGCCAACCCAACGCAGTTTCAGTACCGGCTGGGAGCCGCTGGTGATGACCGAGAGGCGCAGGGTGATCTGTTGTTCGGTCAGGCCTTCGAACGGCACCGTGCGAAATTGCAACGACACGGGCAGGGTTTCTTTGCTGCGCGCTTCGATCTGATCCATTGCGCTTCGGCTGGCGCTGGTTTCGCCGACCGTGGTTTCCGATTCGCTGGACGCCTTGATGGTGATAGTGCGAACCGCGGCGATAGCTTTGGCCACCGGGATTGCATTGCCAGCTTCGTCAACCGGCGTGAGATACTGGTGCCAGTCCTCGATCCAATCGCTCAAATCCTTCTGACTGATACCGCGACCACCGATTGCCTGGGCGGCGGTGTAGCCGGCTGTTGCCTTCAGGCGAAGGATGGCGCGGTCGTCGGCGTGGCCAGGTTCTGCGGCAGTGCCGAGGTTGAACAGCAGGCCGCAGCTCATTTCGTCCTGATTAATGAAGCCGCGGGCGCCAGGCACTGCGCGTTCAACGACGTAAGCGCCGAAATCAGCCAGTGAGTGGGTGCTGTATGTGCCACGGAAGCGGCTGCGGCCAGCCTGGAAACGCTCAAGATCGATGACCTTTGCGCTTTCCGGCAATACCACGGTAGGGACCAGCGTTTCCAGCTTTTTGCCGGTGGCTTCCAGCGCGGTATCGGTGATGAGCTGAATTGCATCTTTGGTAAGTGACATCGGTTATTTCCTTGGGTTGCGGAAGGGAGGGTGAGGCGGGATTGATCAGGTACGGGGCTTGATTGGCGCTTCTTCGCGGGTGAAGAGCTGATCGTGCTTTTCAGCGAAGAGGGTGATCTTTCCGCCGGAGCCAACGTGCATCGGCGTGTCCAGGCTGGTGTTCTCGCTGCGGGTACCGCGCTTGGTCGGCACCTTGTAGTCGAGCTTGTGCTTGATCTTCACCTGGCTGGATTCGCCGATCTGACTGAAGTCCAGGGTAATGACCAGCTTGCCGGCCTTGCCGTGGTCAACAACACCGGCGGCTACTTCGGAAAGGGCGTGGCCGATTTGGCTGGCAAAGGCGCCGCCGTTGAGTTCTTCAAGAAACTCGGCTGTATCGGTTGCGGTGGACATGGCTGTTTCTCCGGGATGGGATAGATTCTGCTGGCCGGCAGTGCGAGCCAGGTTAGTCGGCGTCTCGCGCTGACCTGTTTGTGGATTCGCTTCACGCTGCGACCTTCTCCTGGTGCCAGGCGCCGACCGCTTCGAAGATCCGCGCGGCGTGTTCCTCGTCCAGAGACATCGCTTCAGGAATGGCGATCCAGCCGGAAGCGACCATCTGGCTTTGATTGGCCTCGTCGCGCAGCTTCTTGTAGCAATGCTCGATCACGTCTTCCAGGTGGTCGGAGAGGTAGACACCATCAGGTGCCACCTCCACCGACTTGCTGTACCGGTCGCCGCGGGCGTCGATGCAAAGCGCGCTGAGGTAGATCGTCCACCGGTGGGGAATGCCGCAGACGGCCTGGCCAATCTTCCCGGGCGCGATGTTCTTGAGCGACTTGTAATTGATCATGCCCTGGCGACCGCTGGGGTCGATGTTCACCACGGCGACGTGATTGGAGGCCAGCAGTGAGCGGCACGACCGGGCGATGCGCACCTGGAGGTTATGCGGCTTTCGCTTCTTGCTCATAGGGCCTCCGCAAGTTTGCGCAGCGCGTTACGCTCGGCCCGGGTGATGGGCGGCTTGCGGCGCTTGAGGACGGTTTCGGGATCGATCTTGGTGGAGCGGGGCGGTGGCAGCGGTTTGCGTGGCGGGCTTGGCAACTGCGCGACTGTCCCGCCAGCGGCCAAGAACTCCGCCGTGCGCTCCGATATCGAGTAAGCGTCCTGGCGGTGCTGCTCGACCAAGCTGAGGTGGTTGCTGACGTAGGTCATGCTGCTTTACTCCGCAGTTTCTCCTCATATCCGTCCACCAGCAGCTTGAACTCCCAAAGCTCCTCTTCAAGCTTGTCGATGTAGTTGTCGTCGCGCTTGAATTCCTGCCACCACAACTGGCGCCCGACCGATTCAAGGGCTGGGCAGTACATCCCGATGTGCCACCACTTGCGGCCGGTGATCCACATGCACCCCTGGACTTGGTCCATGATCTCGCTGGCGTCATTGTCGATGTGGAACGACCGAAGTTTTTCAGGGGCGAGGAAGCACTTGTACTCCGAGCCGCCATCTTCGCCGATGAACCCATCTGCACTGGCGCCAAATGCGCCGTCGTCGGTTTTTACCAGTCCGACCTGGGTGACAATCAAACCAGTTTGAGCTTCATGCTCCATGCGGGCCTGGGGTTCCAGTTCATGCCCTCGGCGCATCTGCCAGGTCTCAAAACCACCATCCAGCGGCTTGCCGCTGATTCGCTCTACAGCCAGGCGGAAGGCGTAATCCTGAGCCTTGGCGGTTGGCTCGCCCTTGTTCGGTCCTGACTTGAGCTTCGCCCGTGCATCGCCAAACATGCTGGCGGTGATAACGCCTGCCCGTTCCTGGTGCCACTCTTCAGAGCCCTGCGCGCAATTCACGATGATCATTCTGGGATCTCCTCAAATTCAACTTCTTCGTCGGCTGGGGTGGCAGGCTGCTGGTCTCCGGCAGCTTCGCGTTCCGGCTTGTCTTCTTCGACGGCCTTGAGTTTCACTCCGCACGCCACCACCGCCGCCTTGAACAGGTCGTAGGCTGTTGTGTCCTTGGCGTCATTGATGACCGCTACACCGGCCTTCCAAACGTCTGTCAGTGCGTCGGGCGCGGTTGCTGCTTCGGCCTGGGCAATCCAGTGAGCGGACAGCGCGGGGTCATGAGGGACTGGAGCCGCCTTTTGGCTTTGCGCCTGCGCTTGCTCCTGTGGCCGCAGCTCCTCGGGAAGGTCTTCGATGTCCTGCGTGAAGATGTCCGATGCTGCGGTGACGTTGAGCGTCATGGCGATCATGGCTCGTTTGCAGGCCATCTTTAAGATGGTGTTGGCCAGGTCTGCCGGCTCGGTACGGATCTGATCGGCGGTGTTGCCGTTCTTGTAATACTTCTTCCGGCGTAGGTTCTCTGGGGTGGCGTCCAATTCCGCTTTGCAGATGACGCCGCGCCACTTGTACTTCTCCTCGCTGGACGAGCATTCGCCTACGCCTTCGCCGAGAGCGACGCCAGTCATTTGATGGCGTCCGACGCAGGTGACCCGGTAGCGCGCTACGCCTGGGCCCGACAGGTCTTCGATGCGGTATTCCTGCGCAACCCTGAAGGTCACACAAAGCACCTCAGCACCGGGCTTATACAGCGTTGGCTTTTGGGTTCCTGGGATGGTGCCGTAGTGCGTCTCGCGCTTCATGATGCCGTGCATCACTTCTTGCACCAGGTTAACGCGCTGGCGAATCTCCACGGCCGAGAAGCGGTGAACCTCGGCGGCGGTGAGGCCGGCACTCTCGCGCGCCGGCATTTGGATGATCTCGTTCATGACGACCTCAGTAGGTGATGGCGATTGCTGGGATCTTGCGCTGGGCGATCAGTGTGATCGCCTGTTTGGCGCACTCCTCGGTCATGCCTCCGGCGATAAATGCGTCCAGCGCAGCACGGTTGATCTTTGCCTTGTGCGCTTTGTCGGCTTCACGGGCAACGGCCTGGCGATTGATTTCGTCGGCAGCGGCATTTGCCCGGGCAATCTCTGCCAGCCTGGCCCGCTCTGCGGCTTCAGCTTGGCGACGTTCCGAGTCAATACGTTCTTGTTCGGCAAGCCGGACAGCGCCAGCTCGGTCGGCCTCTGCTTGCTCCAGCACCTGCTGGTGCCTGCGCTCGTCGTCGATCTTTTGCTGAGCTGCCCGCTGTTCGGCCTCGATCTTTTCCCGGGCAGCCTGGGCGGCGGCGCGCTCCGATTGCTCGGCGGCAAGTTTCAACTCCAGCTCCCGGCGATCAGCGGCAGCTTTTGCTTCGGCTTCGCGTTTGGCTGCAGCATCACGTTCGGCCTGTGCGCGCTGCTCGGCTTCACGGCGGGCACGCTCTTCTGCTTCTCGGACGATCTGGGCGTCACGCTCGCGCTGAGCCTGCGCTTCTGCCTCGGCCCGCAGCCTGATCAGCTCGGCTTGCTCGGCCTCGTACTGGGTGCGCTCGGCCAGCAAGGCGCGCAGCTTGGCGAGTGTCTGGTCTTTTACCTGTGCGGCTTCGGCCAGGAACTCTTCCCATGTGTCGCTGATTTCGACCAGTTCAAGCTGGGCGATGATGTCGGCGACCTGAGCGGCGGTCGGGGTCGCTTCGAAAACGGCCAGATCCTTGATAGCCTGGATTCCGTCAACGTGCTTATCTTTTCGAGCCTGCTCGGCGGCCTCCCAGTCGGTCAGGGGCTGTCGGGTGGCATCGCGCAGGCTGTCCATCTTGGTGACGAACTCGCGCAACTCGGCCTCGACGACCTTCGGCATTTCCTTGAGGCGTTTCAGGTAGTCGCGGCCCGGCTTCTCGACGGCCGTCTTCGATTTGCTGACGGTTGCTGCCAGGCTGGCGATGCGGGCTCGGCCCTTGGCGGTCTTGAGGTCAGGTACCTCGCCTGTTACTTCGGCCTTCACCGCCTCGAAGAACTGGCCCAGGCCACCGGCAACGTAAATGGCCGGCGCGTTGTCGGCGCTGATGTCGTCGATGGTGATTACTTGCTGTTGTGCGGACACGGTGACTCCCTGCCGCGATGCTCGCAGCGATTGAAGGTGTTGGTTATTGAGTGATTCGATCAGCTAGGGCGCCGAGCAACATCAGGAAGGTGCAGAGGGCGAGGGCAGAGAAAGAGCCGCGCCAGATCAGCATGCGCCTGGTGCGCTGGTGGGGAGTCAAGGCCGAATCCTCACCGCGATGCGACCGCCCATCATGGTTGGCGCCAGGCGCTGCGGCAGATCCCGCACCAGGTCATCACGCTTACGGCCGATGAGCTCGTTGAAGGGAAGGCCGAAGCCCAAAATCGCGGTACGGCGCTCAATGTCGTCGAGCTGCTCGTCGATCAGCGATTTAACCGGTGCGGTGGTCATGCTGCCTCCTTGCGCTGCCGGCTGGTCTTCAGCAGCCAGGCGCTGTAGTGGTGGAACTCTTCGGCGTTGATGGCGCCGGTAGTGAAATGGCGGACAATCAGCCTCTCAGTCAGCGATTCAGCAAGGTCTGTCGTGTCCGGATGCTCAAGCGCTAGCAGGGCGGTGGTTATCGCGACGTGCGGGCTCATAGGCCGGCATCCACGTCGTCTTCTGCCTCTTCCCATTCCGCTGCTACTGCGTCGGCGGCGTAGGGCCTGAGCAGATCCTCGGCGATCTTCTCGGCGGCTTCGATGGGTCGAGGCTGGCCGATCAAGTCAGCGGCGTGGCCGCGTGAATCTGCCTGGCTGCCAAGGATCGACGACAAGAACAGCCGGGCAAGAGAGTCGCGCTCGTCCAAGCCGTCAATCTGGCGTTGGTTCAGGTGGCCTTGCAGGTAAGTGCAGAACCGGTTGAACGTCACCACCTGCGGCTGGCCGTGGCGGCGCTTCCACTTGATGTCTATCCCGCACACCAACTGCTCGGCTGAGTGCTCCAGCCACTCCTGTTCCGGGTCCACCTCGCTGATCTCTGGAGGCAACTGAGCGTCGTAACGCTCCTGGCATATCTTCAATGCTGCGTTCATGTTTGCCTCCAGGGGTCGTTATTCGGTGGGGATCGGCTTGAAAAGCTCAATCTCGTCGATTGGGTAGGCGCCGTTTTGCTCGCCGTAAAACCAGCGCTTGCAGTCGTTCGGCCTGGTGACCTCGACGCAAGGTTGCTCAACGCCATCCAAAATCATCAGGTATGAGGCGCCCGGCTTGGCGTCTGGCAGATCCTCAACCTTGATCCAATCGCTCATGGCGACCTCCAGTGTTTGGGGTTAGGCGGATGCGGCGTTGGGCACAGCTTCACGAAAGCGTGATGGGCTCCAGTCGCAAGCCTCATCAGCAGGGATGTGGCCGAACATCAGCGTGCAGCGGCGGCAATGCACGCAGTCGCCGCAAGTCTTGCCTTCGGGCAGATTCATTTGGTCGGCGTTGTCCGCCGACCGTGGATATGGCTTTCGTTGCTCGCTCATAAATGACTCCGTGGATTTGGTTCACCTGTATTCGCTCAACACTCATGCCTCCCGCTGGTTGCCGATGGGCGCGGGGGAGGAGTGCTGACGTAATAGAGGCGGGGGAAGGGCGGCTGCGGGAGTGTTGGCAGAAGAAGGTCAACAGTCTGCTAGGATTCAAGCCGCTGTTCGGGAGAAAGGCTGATCCTTTTGCCCGCTATGAATGACTACTTAGGGAAAAGATATGTCGGTGTACTCAGTTACCATCCCCTGTTTCGCGCAAATGCTGCGAGCGTTATCGGCTCTTTTGTCTAAGGGCGAGGCCGCCGCTTTGGAGCGCGGTTATGACCCGCAAATTCTGCTTGGCGCTCGACTAGCACCTGATATGCACGATCTGGCCCGGCAAATTCAGTACGCTTGCACTCAAGCCCAGGAGGCGGTGCAGCGACTTACACAGCGGCCGGTTGGCTCGCTCACTCCTCCGGAAAACTTGGCGGCAGCGAAGGAGCTAATCGAACGCACTTTGGCTGTTCTTGATTCAGCGGACCGCGCTCAAATAGAGGAAGGGGCTGAGCGTCAAATCGCTATTGAGTTACCAAATGGCATGGCCTTCGATATGACCGGCAGCGAATACGCTGTGAACTGGGCTACTCCACAGTTCTACTTTCACCTGGTTACGGCTTACAACATCTTGCGCCATAACGGTGTACCTCTCGGGAAAGCCGATTATGTACAGCACATGTTTGCTTACCTGCGTCAGTAATCTCGCTGTTTGAAGCCCGGTAAAACACCCAGGCCCGCTACTGGCGACGGCCTGGGTTCGTTGCGTCAGCGGTGTGGCCCGTTGCCCGCTGCTGATTGCAGGGCTGGCCGGGGTGGGCGGCGAGCTTCCTCCTCACGGCGTCAAACAGCATCTGTTCGCCGTGGATCACAGGTCCTTACAACATGCACGCTACAGCTCTGAATGCCCGATTGAGTGGGGCAGGGTGCATGAGGTCCGGCGTTCCCAGCCGAGGCTATCGGGATCGCTAATTCAAATCTTTTGGAGCTGGCCGTGACCCGCTACTGGCGTCGGTCACCGGCTTGAATCAAATGTTCGTCCAGCCGCGGGCCTTTCGGCTTGTTCTCCCGCTGGATAACTGTTCTTGGCGCTTTACGCTGCACGCCCGGGTCAGTTGCCAACCCTCTGAACCGTTAAGGCCGGTTCATCGCTGCCTTTGAATCTGGGCCGGTGGTGATCCGGCAAGGGGTGTCGCTAAAGAGCGGCGAGCTTTTGGCTCTGGCGATTCGCTGTGGCGATTCGCTGTGGCGTCTCGATGAATGCAAATATAGGTAATCCCATATTTATCGTCAATGGGTATTCCCATAATTTTTATAGGAGGCGATAAAAAGCCCGCTCAGTGGCGGGCTCATTTACGCATCGAAGTACTCGCGCCAACCGATCCTGACTGCGCCACCTTCCAAGTGCTCAATCCGGACACCGGCGGTTTCACTGATCTCATCAAGCAGTCGTTTCCAGTCCTCAGGGCTTTCGTGATCCAGCCTCGCCACCGTCACCGCCTGCACCTTTTGAACGCCTGGCGCGGCAATCAGCGCTTGCAGGCGCCGACCTGTGGCTTCGTAGGAAGAGGTCATTTGCGAGGTAGAAAAAGCAGGGCGAGACATGTGGCATTCCTTACCATAACTGTATGTATATACAGTATTTGTGCCGCCACATAATGGCAAGGAGGAATTGAAATGCCATTTCGGGACGTGTAAATAATTCGCGCAGGTGCTTTGCAAGGGGCATGAAAAAGCCCGCTCTGGGCGGGCTCTGGCGACCTTGAGGTGTCAGTCTGTAATGGGGGCGTACTTGCCGCTGACCGAGTCCCTGTAGACGATCTCACTAAATAGGCGCGGACCGTCTCGCAGGGCGGCCAGTGCCCGTTTCGCTTCATCCTTGGTCTCGTAGGGGCCGGCACCTACAGCAAGGCCGATCATCGACACAACAGGGAGTCCTGCCATCGCTATGGCGTCCATGGTGCGCTCCTGTTCTTCCTTGTCGCGGCAGGCGGTAGACGCTACCCAGCCTTGCTTCAGGCGGGGCGACTTAACAGGCTCAACATCGGCACCGCAGTGCTTGCACTTGATGGCAGCATTCTTGATTGTCTCGGCGCAGTAAGGGCAGGCGCGATCATCTGATAGGGCCGGAGCAGGGGTGCTTTTTTCTGCTGACTTTTCCGTGTTTGCCGACGATGCCCACACTAAGGCGACCACCCAGCCCAGAAACGTCCAGCCTAGGAACAGATTCACCAGAAAGATGGAGGTTCCATTGACGTGCTTGCGGTAGGAGGCAATAAACGTTGGAAAAAAATAGATGACGAAGCTGATCGCCAAGAGCAGGAATGCAGCTGCTGGGTTTCCATTATCCATATCAAAAACCTAATCCATTGAGCAGATCAGGCACTTTACCATTCGTGACGTACAGCCACCATTGGTGGAGCAGGGAAGGGCAGAGACAAGAAGCCCGGCGCAGGGCCGGGCCTAGATTTGTGACGTATGAGAGAGTGGAGAGCGAAGCCATTATTCCACTACTTTATTTATCTCCCTCCTCAAGATCCATGGGGATCGTATTCCCGTAACGCGGGTGGATCAGATTCAGTTTATCGATGAAGTCTTCATAATCTTTGCTTAGCTTCATGATAGTTACCGCTGAGGCCAGATGCTCTCTCAGTTTTGGGTGCCCAGTGTCAACCGTGAGTCGTCTGTGGAGGTGCCCTTTTTTTGCATCTTTGCTGCTCTCCTTTTTCAGCTCAGCCAGCAACCCGGGTGCGAGACGCTTATAAACTATATCGTTTGTAAGAACGCCAAAATATTGCGGCCTATAATTTGCATTTTTTGGTGGATAATCAAGCCCGCGGAGCTTGAAAATATACTCATAAAATTCTGAGGGGAAGGTCTTCACATACGGCTGGAGTTCCTTTGCAACAAACGCTTCAAGGATCTGCGCCAGCGCATCCTTGGCTCGATCTTTCTGATATCCAGTGGCTTCGTCGACGAGGGCAATAATGCCGACTCGAGCGAATCCACGAACCAGTACTTCACACTGCTGAGCAATGTGCGTTTGTTGATAGTTTAGCGTTTCTGCTTTTCTCGCTGACAACACCGCCTCGCAGATATCTGCCAAGACAGTTGCGGGATAACCAAAAGTTACAACGCTTCCGTTAGTTCCTGATAGGAAGCGAATAGGGGTTGTGATCGCCGCCAGCAACCCCTCAGAAACAAAGGGGTTTACGCCTTTTGACTCAAGAAAAGACAGCATTCGGTCACCACCACTCCCCGTCCTGCTTCCTCGGCTCATTCCCAGGCCTGTAAAGAGACCTCGCTGGGATAAAACGCGGGTACCGTCCTCTAGGACATAGCAGGGGATTTCTGTATCGCCGATCTTGAGCGGATGCTCCGTTGAGCCATGTGTTGCCTTTGGGAGATTTCTGATCTCTGCCTTCGCCTTGGCGGCATTCTTGGCTATCTCAGTTCTACGTGCTGGGGTTAGCGAGGCCGCTCTCGCTTTCCCACCCACAGCTTTCCCAGAAGGCTTTTCAGCGGTTTTCTTGTCTTCCTTATCGATTTTTTCTGGCATAACGGGAACTCCTAGTTGGCGATGCTAGGATGTATTTAAGCTTGCATTACGGCATTCTGCAAGCAGAATGTATATTTTGCTTGCAATATGTGGGCTGTGGCCGCCCTCATTAAGACAAGAGCACTAGCTAACCTGAGTTGCTTCCCCCTCCAGAACCTTTGGCTTCAGAATGGAGGCAACTCAGCTTCCCCCCGCACAATCCTTACCGCCTTCAACTCATCCGCCCGCACCGTAGAAGTGATTCAGCGCTATCAGCTCAACCACCGCCACGATGGTGCAGACCACAACGAAGCCAGGGCTGAAGACGCGCTTGCGATGGGATGAACTGCCGTCCGGCCAAATCCCAGCTTCGGTTGTGAAAACCACCATGAGCGCCAGGAGGGCATAGGTCCACGCCTTGCTCCAGAAGCTCTGCTCTCGCCATGAGGTCGACGGCTTTCCAAGGGCGGAGGGCATCAGTAAAACTTCTGCAGTGCCTGCACGACGACCCCAACGATCCGACAGCTCTCGTCGACCGCTTCGATTGGGTAGCTTGGGTTCAGCGGCTTCAGAAACAGCCGACCGCCATCGCTCACCAGCTTCTTGAATGTCGCTTCATTGCTGTCCCGCAGCTTGGCTACGACCAGCTTACCTGGCGCGACCTCAGCCTCGGTGTCCACCAGGATCAGCGTGCCCTCGGTGACGCTCTGGCCGGCGGGTGCCGTCATCGAGTCGCCTTTCACCTTCAGCCAGAACGCTGTGCCCTTGGAGTCGTACTCCGAGAACTCATAGCTGTCCGAGAATCCGGCTGGGTAGGGCTCAACGGCTTCTGCCCAGGCGCCGGCGGCAACCCAGCTCACAACCGGGTAGCGGAATGATTTGGTGGGTTGGACCGCAATGGAGATGTTCGACTCTCCAGGGCTCGCGGTCGAACCTGCCGATAGCATGGGCCCGATCTCATCGGACAGCCATTTAGCGTTCACTCCGCACGCGTCGGCGATCTTCACTACGTGCGCGGTGGCTTTCGATTTTCCACGCTCGAGGTCAGAAATCGACGTCTGCGTGATGCCTGCTTTGGCAGCCAACTCACCCTGGTTGAGCTTGGCATGTCGGCGCGCTGTCTTTAAACGGTCTTTGAATTCCATCCGGCGAGTATTACGGGTGCTCCCATATCCTTGCAAATCGGTATTCCCATAATCTACTATATGGGTATACCCGTATGGAGGGGCAGCATGAACACTATTTATAAGGACCTCGTTGCCTTCTTCGGCACTCAGGAGGTCACCGCTGAAAAGCTCAAGGTTGATCAAAGCACCGTTTCCGGTTGGGTTCGTGAAAAGCACGGGATGTCTCCAGTGGTTGCCAAGCGAGCGGAGGCGTTGACCGGAGGTGCTTTCAAAAAAGAGTCCCTTTGTCCGTCGTTTCCCTGGGCCGAGATGGCTGCCTAAGCGACATCCCTGTCCGCCATTCCATTGAAGCCAGATTAGAAGAGAGCAGTCCCCATGAAAACGTCCAGTTCCAGACACACCGTACAAACCCGTGATCAGGTGCTGGTCGCTCATGCTGCAAACCAGATCGCGCGCACCAGTCTGAGCCAGGACGATTTCGCCCAGGCGCTGAGCCGCGAGATCTATCTGGCCGTACCCGCCTCGAAAATCGAGCTTGCAAAGGTTCCTGACTTTGAGGATCTGGCCCGCAAAAACGACGTAGGTGAATTCATCAAGGCGACCGGCCGTTGGCTCAAGCGTGTTCAGCGCTGGCTGTCGGGCGATCAGGAAATGCCGTCCTGGCTGGAAGAGTCCTGGGTGAACGCCCTCGAGCCTGAATTCCGCGACCACTGTATCAACGAGCTGGCGAGCCGCCACGGCCTGACTGGCGCCCGCCAGATGACCAGCGATCAATGCGCGAACAAAAGTTTCGGCGCGCTGATCCGCGCCCTGGGTGACGTGATCGACACCGGCAGCGAAGTGTTTGACGACCAGGTGATGTGCGAGCAGGACCTGCCGCACCTGCCTGCGTTCGCCAAGCAGTGCCGTCAGGTTGAAGCGAAGGCGGGGGAGTTGGGGCGCAAGGCTGAGCAGTTGCTCAAGGATGCCCGGCCCAATCTGAAATCTATCGCCTGAATCCCAGGCACAAAAAAGCCGACGGTCGAGGTCGGCTTCTTCTACAGCGGTTAGCGAGAGAAATCATGCCAAACATTGTTGCGTTACACAACCCTCGGGGATTCACCCGTATGGACAATCAGATGATGGATGGCTTGATGGCCATCGATTTGTCGGCGCGTGAACTGAAGATCGTTCTGTACGTGGCCAAAGCCACCTTGAACTTCAGCACCGGCGCCCATCGTATCCCTGCGGTCGATATCGCCAAAGCCACCCATATCCACCCTGACACGGTCTCGAAGGCTATCTCCGGATTGCTACGCCGCCGAGTGCTGTACCGCGAAGGTGGTGCGCGCGGCGACATTGGCGTTTGCGACCCGAAAGAGTGGATCTATGTCGTAGGGCCGAAACAGACCATATCGTCTGATTCGGCTCAAGTGGTCCGAATCGGATCAGGTGCGAAACAGACCGAAACCAACGACTCCCTTCTTTATACAAAGAAAGAACCCCTATTAACTCTTTCTTCGAAAGAGATTAATCCGCCCCAAGAGGCAGTCGAACCGCCGAAGCCTGATCGCAAGGCACCGTTCGGCATGGCCCAGTTGCTGGCCGACAACCCGTACAACGTTCCTGAGCAACTGCTCGCTGACTGGCTGACCCAGCGCAAGGCCAAGCGCGCCGCTGTCACCGCCACCGTCTGGTCGACCGTGAACACTGAACTGGCCAAGTGCGCCGAGGCCGGGATCACCGCCGACGACGCAATCACCGAAGCGCTGAATTCCGGCTGGCAGGGTTTCAAGGCGTCCTGGGTGATCAAGCGCCTGGCTGAATCCGATCCTGCCCCGGCCCCTCAGTCTCGCCACACCGGCTTTGCTGATCGCAACTACACCGACGGACTGATTCAGCGTGAGGACGGCTCCTATGCGATCTGAGCCAGCCCAGCCAACCCCGGAACTGCCGCCGGGTACTCGCGTCCAGCCCGCCGAATGCGAGACCCACGGCCACTACGATCAGAAGGTTTTCCCGGTACTGGGTAAGGAGCTGAAAAGCGGTTGCCCTGAGTGCGGCCGGATCATTCGCGAGAAGGCCGAAGCTGCGGAGCTGGCCAACAAGGCTATGGAGCTGCGTATGGCCATGGAGCGCAAGCTCGGCGCAGCGCTGATCCCAAAGCGCTTTGCCAGCAAAACGTTGGATGGCTACGTCGCCACCACCACCGAACAGTGGAAGGCGCTGAACACCTGCCGCCGGTACGCCGCCGAGTTCGCGCAGATCGCCGAAACCGGACGTTGCCTGCTGTTGCTGGGCAAGCCAGGCACCGGCAAGACACACCTGTCCGTGGCGATCGCCAACGAGATCATGGCCAAGTCATCCGCGACGGCCGTCTACCGCACAATCGGCGCCGTGCTGCAGGCCATCCGCGCCACCTACGATCACTCCAGCGATCAGAGTGAAAGCCAGATCCTGTCGAGCCTGATCAGCCCCTCGCTGCTCATCCTTGACGAGATCGGCGTCAGCAAGGAGAAGCCAAGCGACTTCGAGCTGACCACGCTGTTCGCAATCATCAACGGACGGTACGAGCAAATGCGCCCGACGGTCATCATCTCCAACCTTGATGCGAAGGCGCTGCCGGACGCACTCGGTGAGCGCTGCATTGATCGGTTGCGGGAGGGTGGGGTGATCGTCATGCCGTTCGAGTGGGAATCGCAGCGCGGCAAGGAGGGGTTCTGACATGACCAAGCCGGCAAAGCCCCGCCCAATGCCCGTGTACCTGGTTCTGCGCCGCCTGGTCGATCCAGCGACCGGAAAGGAGGTGGCCGCGTTCGTGCCGTCATCCGACGCCGACCGGTCGATCCTTCGCGAGCGGGATTTCCGGATCAACACGAAGATCCGCGCCGACCTCAAGCAGCCGCGCAACCCGCGGTTCAATGGCTTGGTCCACGGCCTTGGCCGGGTGCTGAGCCAGAACATCGACCGGTTCTCCGGCAAGCAGTCCCACGACGCAATCAAGGCCCTGCAACTTGAGTCGGGCGTGTACTGCGACGAGGAGCTGTTCGACATTCCCGGCCTGGGCCAACTCACCCGTAAAACACCCCGCAGCCTTTCCTACGACTCAATGGGGGAGGAGATATTCCAAGATTTCTGGCGCCAGTGCTGCGCGTACCTGGTGCTGCATGATTGGCCAACCCTCACCGAAGAGCGCCTGACGGAAATGGCTGAGTTCGAAGCATTCAAGGAGGTCGCATGAGCCCATTCAAGGAAAGCCCAGAGTTCACGCGCCAACGGGAAATCGATGAGGCTCGCTGCGGTGCTTATGAGGCTTACGTTTCACCATGGATGAACCGAGCTGCGCGCCGAACTGCAAGAGGCCGCATGCTGGTAGCGCAGGGAGAGGCGGCGGCGATGAAGGCCGAGATTGAAGTGCTGCGTCGTCAGGTTGAGGAGATGAGCGCATGAGTCTTTCCGTGAAACTACCCAAACCCAAGACCTGCAAGAACCCAGCATGCAGGGCCTCATTCGTCCCGCAGCGCCTCGGGCAGAACGTCTGCAACTACACCTGCGGCCTGGCCATCAAGGACGTCCACCAGGAGAAGGCGCGCAAGTCGCTGGCCCAGGTTGAGCGCCGCGAGATCAAGGTCCGCAAGGAGAAGCTGAAGAGTAGGGCGGATCATGCGCGCGACACGCAGAAAGCATTCAACGAATGGGTGCGCCTACGAGACGCCGATCTGCCTTGCGTGAGCTGTGGTCGCCACCACGACGGCCAATATCACGCGGGGCATTACAGGACAGTCGCAGCCAACCCGGAGATCCGATTCGAGCCTTTGAATGTCCACAAACAATGCGCCCCCTGCAATAACCACAAGTCGGGCGACATTGTGAATTACCGCATTGAGTTGGTGAAGCGGATCGGCGCCGAGGCCGTGGAGTGGCTTGAAGGTCCTCATGAGGCCAAGAAGTACACCGTCGATGAGTTGAAGGCGATCACCGCCGAATACCGGGCAAAAACCAGAGAGCTGAAGAGGGCTGCAGCATGACGCAGATTGCGCAAATCACTGGCGGCGCAAGTAGGCCATCAAAGGGCTGGCTGAAGCCTATGTTCCCGATCACGGGCAAGGCCCACTACTTCAATCAGGAAAAGGAATTCGCTGCGATCACAGCGCAAGGTAGGGCATATTTCTGGCGCTCGATCTGCGGAATCGACACGGTAAGCACGGACAAAATGCCGATGTTCGAGCCTGGCAACTGGGACCGCTGCAAAAAATGTGAACTGAAATTGGCTCGGAGGGCCGCAGCATGACCTATCGAAATGTTGTTTCAGCAGTAGTTCGGGCGCTGGCCGCCGAGACCATCAACTCCGCCGGCGGCTGCGACTTCGAGCCCAAGGTGCAGTGCGCCAAGCAGAAGGGGGAGATCGTCGGCAAGGAGGCGGCGTTTCTCCAGGACTGCTGGGTGTTCGGTAGGTTGCACAAGTCGCTCACCCCAGCGCACTGGCGGGCGCTGGTGGCGAAGTACTCAACCCATACCGACCGCAAGCATGCAGCGATCGCGGAGCTGACTCGCGTGATGCGTTCGCCTGCGCCGGAGCGGTTCCTGCATTGCGCTGTGGTTACCTGGGCAATGCCTCGGTTGCCAGGCGTGGACGGGAAGCGCTCCACCAACGTCCTACCGGCCGGCTGGTACGAGATGGACAACTGGTCAAACGAACCGCATCCGATTAAGACCCAGGAGCGGTGGAGGCGTGACATTCGCAAGGCGCTGGAGCGGGAAGTGGATCAGGCTTTGGTGTCCGCTCAAGCCCTGCTGGATGCGGATGGACTCATTGATACACAAGCCGCTTGA